CTTACTGCGTATCTGTGCAAGCTCTACAACCTCGACCCGCAAGGTACGGTTGCATATAACGGCGTGAAGGTGCCTGTTATCCTGTGCCATCAGGATAGCTATCAGCTCGGTCTTGGCTCCAACCATGGCGATGTGCTGCATTGGCTTCCGAAGTATGGCAAGAGTATGCAGACAGTTCGTAATGATGTCTCCGCTTTGCTTGCGGGGGTAAACAACAATAAGGAGGAGGATGACGACATGGATGTGGTACGTTTTAAGCAGCTCTACAATGAGATGCGCAAAGAGCTTCAAGACAATGACAGCAGCAAGTGGAGCGAGGAGGCTCGTAACTGGGCGACCGCTACTGGCCTGATTGCTGGTAACGGCACAGAAATCAACGGCGAGCCCAACTATATGTGGGCAGATGTTCTCACCCGTGAACAGTTTGTCGCTGTGCTGCACCGCTTTGCAAAACTGATGGGGATGGTCTAAGCCATGACCATCAAGATTGAGCGTGGCCGTAAGAAGACCCGGCGGCGTACAAAGAAGCGTCGGGGCATTGGGTTTACCAACCTCTTTGCCCTGCTCCTCATATTGCTTCTGCTGCTGGGTCTGGCGGGCGGATTCATCCTCGCATGGAGGAGCATTGAGTACCAGTATATGGGCGCACTCGCTTGCTTCACTGTGGTGTTCACGCCAATCGGAACAGCTATCGGCATCGTGCTGAACAGCATTGTCCGCAAGAGTGAAGCTGAAAATACTGGCGCTGACGGCGAGGGAATCAAGTATGCTGCTGCAAAAGCGGCTGGATTTACACAAACGGATGCGGTGGTAGAGGATAGCCCCGCAATCTGAGAGGAGGTATAAATATGGAGTGGCTGCAACTGATTGCGTCAATCTTTGCCGGTCTGATTACCGCTATTCCTCTGGCTATTAAGCTGGTTGAGTATGTCAAGAAGGCCGTGAAGGAGAAGAACTGGGGCAAGGTTCTTGACATGGTTATGAAGTACATGGCTACTGCCGAGGAAAAGTTCGACAACGGTGCCGACCGTAAGGAATGGGTTCTCGCCATGGTCAAGGCTTCTGCCGACACTGTTGATTACGACATCAACATGGAGGAAATCAGTAAGCTCATCGATGACCTGTGCAAGATGAGCAAGAAGGTCAACGCACCTACTGAAACGGAGAAGGCAGGTGAGTGACTGTGAGCGTTCAGGAAATCCTTGTAAATGGCGGCGGGGCGCTGGTTATCCTGATGACACTGGTGCAGATTGCACCCATCAAGGTAAACCCGTGGTCTGCCATCGGTAAAGTAATTAAGGCCATTTGGAAGGCTGTGGGCAAGGCGTTTAACGGCGATGTGATTGAGCGGCTGGACAGGATAGAAGCGACCCAGATTGAAACACAGAAGAGGCTCGACCAGATAGAGTCCGCTCAAGCAGAAGCAAAGGAGCGTCTTGATAAGATTGAGGAGGCACAAACCGAGACAAAGGAGCGCCTTGGAACCCATATCCGTATCGATGACGAGCGAAATGCCGATATGCACCGAGCCAGCATCCTGCGGTTTAATGAGGAGTTGATTGCCAACCGTCAACACACGGAGGAGCACTTTAACGAGGTTCTCTACAATATCGACTGCTATGAGAGATACTGTGAGGAACACCCTGAGTATCCAAACAATCGGGCTGTTCGCGCAATCATGAACATCAAGCGGGTTTATGACGAGCGCATGGAGAAACACGATTTTGCGTAAAACAAAAATAGGAGAGTTACTTGCGATTGCAGGTAGCTCTCCTTCTTTTTGCGCTTTGTAGTTGGGGTTTTCAATCCACGGGCCGGACATGGGCTTTGTGGAAGAAAAGTATCTGGTCTCTATGGGGAGATAAGGCACCCCGTCTTTGTGGGTCTCGGCCATGAACCTGACGTTGGTCTGCCGGAGAACCTCGGTAATCTGCTCCTCTGTGAGCTGGTCGGTATACATCTCTCCTTTGGGCGGGAAGGCGCTGTCGTCTGCATGGATGGAGCAGGTGTGGGTACGACCGGCCTCTTCTCCAAGTATTTCTTCGATGGAGCGCCAGTCTACAGACATAATCTGTCCTGCATTGATAGCCTCTACATACTTCTCTGTCATGGTAGCCTCCTCAAAAATCAGCGAATTGCTGTGCGTTTATAACAATATCGGGCGAGCGGTACTCTTATAAGCGTACAAGATATGTATGCGCCGGACGGCGCATCCCTTAACGGGAACTATGTCATGCTCTCAGCCAAACGGTATAAAAGTGGTATAATTCCACCTTGGTTGGTGCTCTAAAAAGTCTTAAAATGTCTGTTGGACAACGGTTTTGAGGTGTTGAGTAGTATTTCCAATGCTTTTAGGTACATACTCTCACCTGCCTCTCTACGAAAGCCGTTAAATCCTTACGGCTCAATGAGTTTCGGGGTTTGCCATCACATGAATCTCTACGAAAATCTTTATAAATCGACGGTCAAGTGGTATAAATTTTGGTATAAAACAGGCGTTGTCTCATTTTATACCACAAAAAGCTGAAACCCCTTGCGGCGCAAGGGTTACGAGATTTTGAACTTCCCGTTCAACTCCTTGATGGCGTCCTGCTTCTTCTCGCGGGTGGCTTTCGCATAGACCTCCATCGTGGTACGGATGTTGCGGTGCCCCATGATGTCCTGGAGGACTTTCAGGTTCACATCCTGCTCGCACATCCTCGTACAGAAGGTGTGCCGGAAGATGTGAGCACTCATTTTCGGCAGATACACAGGCTGACGCTTCTCCAGATTCGCCTTCATGAGCTCTTCTCTATTGTACGTCTCGACAATACCCTGGATAGAATCGTACAGAAAGGAGTTGGTATAGACCTGACCGGCGCTATTGAGGAACACAAAGCCTGAATAGCCTTCCACCACGAACTTCTTCTTCGGCTTCTTGCTCGACTTCTCACGCAGCAGCGCAGCCTCTACCTCGTCAAGCATTGGGACTTCACGAGTTCCTGCGGCAGTTTTCGGCGGACTGATGCGGTAATCGTACCTGCCATCCTCGCCCGGCTTATACGCCATCGTCTTGTAGACGCTTATGATGCCTGTGTCAAAGTCAATGTCATCCCAGGTGAGGGCGAGAGCCTCTCCGATTCGGAGGCCGGTGCCCAGCAGCACAGTGAACAGGTTTCCCAGCCTGCTGTATATGTGAGATGAGTACACGAAGTCGATGAAGTTCTCTTGCTGTTCGACCGTAAGAGCCTCCCTGGGCTTTGACACCACATCGTTTGTCTTGGCAAAATACTTGAAGGCGTTTGACGAAGGGTTAGTTCGGATAAGGTTGTCAACAACTGCGATTTCAAAGACTTGGTACACAACAGAGTGTACCTTCTGGACGGTCGATGGAGTCACTCCGCGCTCGGCAACCGCGCTTTGATACAGTTTCTGGATATCCGATGGCTTCACCTTACCTACGGGCCTGTTGCCAATGCTTGGATAAACGTGTACTGTGAACAGGTCTCTGTAGCACTTCCTCGTCATGCCTCGCAGGTCTACCCGAATCTCCATGAACTTCTCGAACATATCATTGACCGTGGTCTTCTCTGCGTTCTTCGTTTTGATGTGGTCGTCAAGGTCTTTAAGGATTCTCTTTTCTTTCTCCCGGAGGGATTCTTGTCCACGCTGCCCCTCCTTCAGCTTGTCGGTCTCAACAAGTTTCCAGCTATATACGGTTCTGCGCTCGCCGTTCTCGTCTGTATACCGGAATTTATACCTCCCATCTGGTTGCTGGGTCTCGCCATTCCTGAGCGTTCTGCCCTTGTTGTCCTTGCGTTTAGCTGGCATATATGCTCCTTTCTGTTGTGGCAGGAGCATGACATAGCAAATTATTATAGCATAGGGCAAGGCGGATTTCAATATAATGCCTCAAATTTCGTTGCATCTATCAATATACTCCTCAAACTTCCGACGTTTTATCTGAGCCCGGTTCCCATTCCATAAGATGAAGTCTGCGTTGGCATCTTCGCTGATGATTCTTCGCAGCTTATTGATGCCAACCCTGAAATAGGAGGCGGCCTCCTCTACCGACATTGTGTAACACTCCCAAAACGGGATAGATAATGACTGTTTCATAACACCACCTCTTTAGGGTAAAGAAAAGGGCTGGCTTTCGCCAGCCCTATCTTTTAGTCTGCAATCCACGCAAAGAAAAAAGCCACCAGTGCAATCAAGATGGGAATCCAGAGCGGGGCAAGAACCCAACCCCAACCCCAGTTGATAACGCCGACGAGCTTCAGCACGATGAAAACGATGAGAAGAACGTCCCAAAGGCTCATCCCGGAGCGGCTGGAGCTGCTGTCATATTTACTCATGGCTCACCTCGTACCCGTGCTGCCAATCCCACCCCGGTCAGCATTGCCAAGAACCTTTACGGCCTCGAATTGCAGAACGGGCTGATGCTCCATGATGCGGAACTGGCAAATACGTTCACCGGCATGGATGACGGTGTCCCTCATAGCGATAGCCGGGAAGTACCACTGGTCGTTGTCGCCGCAGTATTTTTCATCAATCAGCCCCATGTGATTGGCCTGGATAACGCCAAAGTTCTTAAAGGTAGAGCTTCGGGGGATGATGTGGGCTTCATAGCCCTTGGGGAGCTGCATGGCAATGCCCAGCGGAATCAGCTTGAAGTCGCCCTGCTTCAGTTCGGTATCCTCTGCCGCATAGAGGTCAATCCAGTCGGACTTCCCGTCAATGTACTTCAGCTCCTTGACTTTGTCGCTCAGATAGCGAATCTTGATAGTTTCCATGTGCGCCTCCTTACTTATCCTGCAGAAGTTTACCGATGCTGACGCCCAGCCCGATGGCGGACAGAACCACAGCAATCATGCCAAGGGGAGAAACCCCTTCGCTGGGAATCTCAACTGCGTCCTCCAGCAGGACGCCCTCCTCGCAATCCTCACAGAGGTCGCCCTTCTCGTAGGTTTCACACGACTCCATGCGGGTGAGCTTCTCGTTTTCGTCGTAAAAATACTTGGTTGTGCGGTTAATCATGTTGGTCTCCTTTCATTTCGTGGTTTTCAGTTACTTCCGCGTCCGTTTCCAGTAGTTTTTCATCTTGTAGTCGGGGTTGTAGGTGACATCCTCTTTGAAGATGGGGAGCGGCTTAAACCCATTTGCCGCTTCGATGGACGGGAACTCGACTTCAGCGTACATGAACTCGTTCGGGGTGCCCTTATCAACATGGGAACACTCCAGCTCCAATCCTCCAGGGAGGAGGTAGATGCGGAAGTCCTTGGTGATGAAGGGCTGGGCGACCATCTCGGCCAGAGCGTAGAAATACTCCTTGGAGATTGGAATCTCGACCTCGTGGCGAACCATGCCGGTGCCGGACTTGATGGCGATGAAGTACGCCGTGTCCCGGCTTCCAACGGCATTGCGCCGGATTCTGACCTCGGGGTCGATGGACAGATAGGCTTGGAAGACCTGGAACTCCTCTTTCAGAGGAAGTTCCGTCGGGAACGACTCAATCAAGAATTTACGCTCAATCTCTGTGAAACTCTGCATCTTTGCTCTCCTTCAGTTCTGATATGTAACAACATGACCAGCCTGAAGGCTGGCCGTTACGTCGATGACACGCTGGTTGGAGGAACCTTTCCAAACCAATTTGCGGTCTGCAAGCTCCTGCTGGAATGTCCCGTCCACAACTACGTTGCAGTCGGCCACCAGGAACTTTTGATATTGATGCTGTGTATCCCGGCAGGGCAGGAAGAACACGTCCTCCCATGTGAATCCAGTCCACAGCCACACTGTTTTCCCTCTGAATCGCACTCGGTTGCACAGCATAGACAGGGTTATCAGGCCGTCAACATCCTGGCACAAGGGGTCTCCGCCAAGGATGGACAGCCCAGATATGGTTGGTTCCGACACCATCTGCACAATCCGCTCCGCCACTTTCGAGTCGAACCGCTCTCCGTACTCAAAGCTCTGAGCTTCGGGATTGAAGCACCCTGGACAGTGGAAGTTGCAACCGCTCACGAAGAGGGAGACTCGAACTCCCTCTCCGTTTGCGATGTCATTGTTACGGATAGATGCGTAGTTCATTCCTCGCCTCCAAGGTGGACGTAGCGCTCCTTGATTTCCTGCGTGCGGCCCTGGTTCCAGTCGTTCAGGCCGATGTAGCCGCAGGTGCGGCGGGCAATGTTCATCTTGCCCTTGTCGGTGTTCCCGCAGTTGGGGCAACGCCAGATGAGCTTGCCACGTTCATCCTGGACAATCTCAATCTCCTTGTCCCAGCCACAGCACTGGCAGTAGTCGGACTTGGTGTTGAGCTCGGCATACATGATGTTGTCGTAGATGTACTTCAACACGGTCATGACCGCCGGGATATTGTCGGACAGGTTGGCAATCTCGATGTAGCTGATGGCGCCGCCCGGAGAGAGTTGCTGGAACTCGCTCTCAAACTTGAGTTTGGTGAAGGCGTCGATTTCCTCGGTGACGTGGACATGGTAGCTGTTGGTGATGTACCCCTTGTCCGTGATACCCTCAATGATGCCGAAGCGCTTCTGCAGGCACTTGGCGAACTTGTAGGTGGTGGACTCGATGGGCGTCCCATACAGGCTGTAGTCCATGTTCTCAGCGGCCTTCCACTGCTTGCACTTGTCGTTCATGTACTGCATGACATCCAGCGCAAACTGCTTGGCCTCCGGGTCTGTGTGACTCTTGCCGGTCATGGCCTTGACACACTCATACAGACCGGCATAGCCCAGCGAAATGGTGGAGTAGCCGCCGTAGAGGAGCTTGTCGATGGTCTCACCCTTCTCCAAACGAGCCAGGGCGCCATGCTGCCAGTGGATAGGGGAAGCATCGGAGAGCGTACCGACCAGCCGCTCGTGGCGGAGCCTCAACGCACGATGGCACAGCTCCAGGCGCTCATCAAAAATCTCCCAGAACTTGTCGAAGTCGCCGCCAGCGGACAACCCGACATCCGGGAGATTGATGGTGACCACCCCTTGGTTGAAGCGGCCATAATACTTCGGCTTGCCGTTCTCGTCCAGATACGGTGTCAGGAAGGAGCGGCACCCCATGCAGGTGTAGCAGTGGCCGTCGCCGTTGGCGTCCACCTTGTTCTCCAGCATCTTCTTCTCGCTGATGTAGTCAGGCACCAGACGCTTGACGGAGCACTTGGCGCACAGCTCGGTCAGGTAGTAGTAGGGCGTGCCGGGTTCGATGTTGTCCTCCTCCAGCACATAGATGAGCTTGGGGAAGGCCGGAGTGACCCAGATACCCTTCTCGTTCTTCACACCTTCCATGCGCTGCTTCACGGTCTCCTCGATAATCATGGCGAGGTCGTGTTTGGTCTGGGGGTCGCTGACCTCATTGAGGTACATAAACACGGTGATAAAGGGAGCCTGCCCGTTCGTAGTCATCAGCGTGATGACTTGGTACTGGATGGTCTGGACGCCACGCTTGACCTCCTCGCGGACACGGCCCTCTGTCACCTCGTCGATGGCCGCCTTGGCGGATTCGGAGAAGTCCACCAGCTCCCCACGGTAAATCATGTTGTGGGTCAGCTTGAACTCCTCCTCGACCTCCTTGCGAATCTTCTGCCGGGAGACATCCACGAAGGGTGCGAGGTGTGCAAGGGAGATGGACTGCCCACCATACTGGTTTGAGGCGACCTGGGCGATGATTTGGGTGGCGATGTTACACGCCGTACTGAAGGAGTGCGGCTTCTCAATCAGGGTGCCGGAGATAACCGTGCCGTTCTGAAGCATATCCTCCAGATTGACCAGACAGCAGTTGTGCATACGCTGGAGGTAGTAGTCGCTGTCGTGGAAGTGGATGATGCCTTCCTCATGCGCCTTGGTGATTTCCTCCGGCAGAAGGAGCCGGTTGGTGATGTCCCGGCTCAGCTCCCCCGCTATGTAATCGCGCTGGGTGGACAGGATTGCGGGGTTTTTGTTGGAGTTCTCCTGGATGACCGTTTCGTTGACGTTGTCGGCGATGGAGAGAACCTTCCCATCCAGCGTACTGGCGTTCCTCAGAAGCTCGTGTTCGTAGCGGTACTTGATGTACGCCTTGGCGACGGCGTAGACACCCTCCTCCATCAGCTCGGTCTCAACATCGTCCTGAATCTCCTCCACGGAGATTGCCCGATGGAGCTTCTTGTACCTGAACGCAAGCCTATTGGCCAGCCGCTCGGCTATGTTTTCCTTGTTTTCGATAGGGTGAAGGCGGTCAACCTCGCACAAGGCTCTGTATGCCGCATCACGAATCTTGGTCTTGTCGAAGTTGACCTCTCGGCCGTCTCTTTTAATGACAACCATATTGCTCGACCTCCTTTATAGGGAAATGTTCCGCCAGACATCGTCTGGCTTAAAAACGAGGTTCTCATGGATGAGCTTGTAGACCTGTTCCCAGCCTACAGCCCGGTACATCCCGTATTTGTTCTCGTCAAAACACCGATTGTGGGGCTGGTCGAACAAAATGCGGAAGTAGTGACCTCCCACAAGGTTGTGGGGCCCATCATCAATCAGCACATCACCCATCACCATCTGTTTGTGATGAGCGATGATGATGTGTTCTGCGTCCAAAAACGGGAAAAGCTCCAAGATACGCTCGATTTTCACGCGACAAGTGCGATAATCGGTCGCTGTGACCATATACAGCTCGTGCCCCTCGTCGTGCAGGCGCTGAAGATACTCCTGAGCGCCGGGGATGGGCTGCAAATTTGCCCAAAGCCGTTCATCCTGGAGAACTCCATAGATTTGCTTCTTGGTCAAGGTGGGGAACGCCAGCGAAATATCCCAATCGGTCACATCTTCCAGCGAAACGCTTGTCCCATATTGCTCGTTCAGGATATTGACCCAACCTTGCACGAGGGTCTCGGCCACATCATCGGCGTCAAACAGGATTCTCAGATGGTTCATGGCTCACGCTCCCAGAAAGTGGTCTGATGTGAGCCGTTGAGCTCAACCAAAAGCTCAATCACGGCCTTGCCCAGGTCTGAGACAGACCCGTTGTTCTTTATGTAGTAGTCGGCGGGGGTGTCGTCCAGCGCCGTTTCAGACGGATGCGCCTGCTGTTCGGGTGAAAGAGGGCTCACGAAGTTCTCACGCACGACACGGACGTGTGTGGTGTCGAATCCGGCCTCTCTGACCTTATCAACCTCGTTGGGGAAGCGGCAGTCGGGAATCAGAACGTAGTCCCATTCGCCAGGGAACATCTCCATGATGCTGTTGATGAAGTCAACCCAGTAATCGGGCCGCTGGACTCTGATAGAGTCGGTGCCGACCTTTTGCAGAAGCGTTCTGCCATAGTCGTCCTTCTCGCCGTTCCAGCCGAAGAACGTCTTGCAGATGTACTTCAGCAGGTCGCCATAGTGGGCGACCAGAACCGAGTATCCGTCCGCTTCAAGCGCCGCTTTGAGGAACCCGGCGGTCGTGTCCTTGCCATGTCTCGCTTTGCCGGAAATCAAAATTACCTTCATCTCTAACCTCCCTTGTGTTTGTTTGCATACTTGCGGAAGTTGTTGACCGCCTGCCGCACAGTCATTGGACTATCCGGCGGGCGCCACCTCTTTTCGCCGCCATAATAGAGCTCTCTGACATTGCACACAGCCGCCACGACCGGCTTGTTGGTGTCATCAACGCTGTGTTCGCAAACAATCGCAACCGCTTTCTTGCCTGCTTTTGTGAAGTCGTCCACCATTCGCTGGAGAGCGAGCCTTTGTCCCCATGGGACTTTGGCCTTGTTGTGTTTGACTTCCAGGATTATGTATTCTGAGTCGTGGTACTCAATCAGCCCATCAATGTCGGTGGGATAAATCCCGTTATCCAGCTCCAGACCCTTGAAGTCGATGAGCTGCTTCATTCGTTTGGGGTTCAGGATTTTGCTTTTCATAGCTCATCCTTTCACAAGCTCCGGGAATCCGCTGGGCCCGTGGCCGTCATCGTTGAAGATGAGTATCAACAGGAAAACCAGCAGGATTACCACTATAAACGGTTCCCTCATGAGAAGCCTCAGTTCCTGATGTTTGTCAGCAACTCTCTGCTGACAAATCCCAGCGTGGCGCTGCTGAGCTGGGAGGCCATGCTTTCCACAGCTTCTTTCACCTCGGGATTGGCTGTGCCATCCTTGTTGCGTTCTTTGAACACATGAGCAAACTCGGTGAGCGTAATCCTGAAGATGAAGTTGGAAGGGATGGACAGCATATAGAGCCCACGCTTGGCATCCCTGTTGTTCTCCATCCCCTTGAGGATGTACCCGTTGGCCGCCCGGACATAGGTCTGACCCTCGTACTCGATTTCATCGGGTGTGACGATACCGAGAGCGGCCAGTGCAACGTCCGTCGGGATGATTTTGCCCTGGTAGAAGGACGACATCTCTCCCTTGCTGAAATCTGCCAGTCTGGTTGACGAGCGGATGATGCGGTTCTGCATCCGCATGGCGTGGGAGTCCAGGTCGTCCTGCCCGCCTCTATGTAATCCGTACACGGTGAACGACAGGTCGATGAACCGAAGCATCGTGTAGTGCCTGACGCCCCATTTGAACAGGCGCTTGAGCCAGTCGTTGAGCTTTTCAGACATTCCATTGAGAGCGCCAAACGGTGTTTTGCCGTCAAAAGCAAGATTGGAGTGGGCGAGCGTCTCATTGCGCACGTCCAGCTCCAACTCTCTGGTGATGGTTCGTTTGGATAAGAACATTGAAATGATGGCGTCGTCGATACCATCAATCCTGTTCAGGAAAACTTCCATAGCCCCTCCTTATTTACTGATTCTCGTAGTATTCGGGATGCTCGCTATAGCACAGGTAGGTATAGCCAAGGTAACTGTCGTACAGTTCGAGATATGTACCGCTTCCCTGCCGGTGATTGGACTGAAACACAACCGAGATATCGTTAATAAGACGTTCGCCACCCAGCAATCTGGCCGCCGCTTCCACACAGCTCTCATATGGGGTCAAGCTCTTGAGCTTACTTGCTCCTGAATACTGCCCTTTCTGATGAATGACTTCCAAAACCGTGTTGGGGAACTCTACGGATGCGACACGGTTTAACACGACCTCGCCTACCATCATCTTCCACTCCATAGGGAGCCAGTCAGAACCGGCCTCGGAGGTGATGACTTTAGAAAGCTCGTACAGGTCGTCAAAACTGACCTTGGAATCGCTCAGATTATAGGTGTCAATCTTATTATTTCGCTCATTTTCTGCGATGCGGCCACGTTCGACATCGCCAGTCAGGCAGCACTCGCACATAATGGCCATATAGTTTGTCTCGTCTACGATGGGAGCGGTCTCCAACGCATCCGTATCATCGTCGTACCGCAGAGCAGCCTCGACGACGCCCGCATCTTCATTTTCGTTCTTGATGGCTGTATAAGCCATTTCTCCCCGAGCGGATGCGTTATTACATCCGCAGATGGAAACGCATATAATTGCCGCCAGCAAGAAGATAGTGAATTTTCGCATTGTTCTACCTCTCTACTGTCCGAGAGAAAGAGCCCAAGAGCTGATTAGGCTCCGGGCTCGTCCTCTGGTTTGTTGGTTTGTTTCTTACGTTGCCGATTTCAGGACTTTGAAGCTGCCCAAAAACTCATCCAGTGCAGTAGTATCTGGCTGGACTTCGGCTTTTTTCTTGGGCTTTATGTTCACAGAGCCGATGGTTCTTGCTTTTGGGCTATCCTGTATCAGGAACTGCGTAAATGGACTCGGAGCCCACTGACGGTCATATCCTGTGGCAAGTGTGGGTTCCATATACCTGAACATATCGGTCGTGGGTGCGAACAAAGGGTCTTCCAGGAGCATATCTGCTACCGCCCTCGCTGCAACATCAGTGGCCGTTGCCGCCGTCGCCATCTCACGGCCATATCCGAAAGACACGGTAAGCCCCATATCACGGAGTTGAGTTGTGCGTCCATTAGAGCGCTCCATAGCGTAAATCCTGGCCTGATTGTCATCATCAATGACCATGAGTGTTCCAGGTTCCATGTCCTGGGAACCATACAACCCCTTAATAGCGGCCCTGAATATCGTTCCGGCCTCTTCGTTGATGGCCCCAACATCATGCCCGTAAAATTTCGCAGCCACTGTGAGTTCCTGGACATTGTGGTTCAAACACCAACGTGATTCATAGACAGATGCTGCCCAGAACACGTCCTGCGTTACAACCATGACAATATCCTCAGAGCGCACGCCAAGTGCGGAGAGTCTTGCTATTTCCTCAAACGCTGCTTCAGCGAGCGCTCTGTATGTCACTTCTGTCATCGTCATCCCTCCTCAATCGGAGAAATCTTGCAGTCTGCCACAGCCTTGTCAAAGCACTCACAGCAGAGCTGGAGATTGACGTGGTCGCCGTCATGGATACTGCCGTAGCAGACCTGCTTATGTATTGTGAAGTCCTGCTGGAGGTCAAAGAAATCCAGTTCTTTGCCGCACATATTGCAGACCTTTGCCTCGGGCAAGCTAACACCTCCTCTTTTTCGGTTATAAAATCCGACTTTGATATGCTTAGGCCGTGGCCCCACCGTTATCCCCACCGGGGTTAGGCTCATCGCCGCCGCCCTCATCGGGATTCTCAGGGGTATCCGGTTCGACAGGGTCGGTGGGCTCATCGGGAGCGGCATCGGGCTCAGTCGCCAGGAACGCCTCCAGGTCGTCCAGGCAGTTATCGCACAGCTCCTTTTCCCAGAGGATGTCGTTCATCCTGGGGTCGTTGCCACGATACGGAGGTTTGCTGTTACCACAAGGCGGCTCGGGCTGAAGCCTGAACGGCCTTGCGCAGGTCAGAACACGAGCGTGCCTGGGGTTCTCGATAACCTGCTTACAGCGGTCGCAGAGGATACACTTCATTGGGTATTACTCCTTCCTTTAATATATTTTGTCGTAGTCCAGCATTCTGAAGTAGGCGCCGTCACGCTCCCAGCTCTTGCAGAAGATGATGTCGCCCTCCTGAACCGGGCACTTATCGTAGACTCTGCAAAGTGCGGTGAAACGGCTTTCTACTCCACTTCCGATGGACTTGGTGAACAGACTATAGCCAAACAGCTTGTCGTCACGCTTTCTATGTAAAGGCTTTACGCCAGTAACATACAGCTTCTTCCTGTCCTCCGGCTTGTTCGACGTATAGCCGATGTAGCCCATGACATCGTAGAAGTTGCGAACCTTAATGATGTCGCCCAAGTCGTCCAGGTGTAGAGCCCGGACGGCTTCCTCCGCTCCACGGAGAATCGACATGACATCTAACAGAGTGTAGCTCTTTGCTTCACCGCCGGAACGAGTTACACCGACAGCATATCTCTTGACAATATCCTCAAGGGGTGTACCGTCTACCACGGATTTCTTAATCTGCTTGGCCTGTCCTTTCTTGAACAGGTTGAACAAATCGACAATCTTGAACAGCTCCCGCTGATTGCCAAACTCTTTGAAGAAGTCAATCTTAATGAGAAGCTCTAACTGCCGGGAGTCCAGGCTGGTTTGCTGCTCCAGGTCGGCCAGCAAATCCATGAAATAGGTGTATTTCTTCGTCTTCGACAGCTCAAACAGCTCGTTGGCGACCGCTTCACCGATATATTTGACGGAGCTCATGCCCTTGTAGATGGTGCGGTTCTCCTTATCAAAGAAGTAACCGCCCCTGGACACACCCCACCTTGGGTTGGAGATTTTTACGCCGTAGAGCTTCATCAGCTCCGTGCCATTGTTGGTGTCATCGCTGTTCTGTGCGTTGTTGAGAAACGCTGTGATGAACTCCATAGGGTAGTAGTAGCGGAAGTAGCCGCACAGATACCCCAGGAGACAGTAGGCGACGCTGTGGTTGTAACCGAACTGGTATGATGCGCTGTCCTCGATGATTTGGAGGAACTCTTTTGCCTCTGCCTCCGCCACGCTCCGTTCTTGCGGGGACTTGTTACAGTACCCCTCCAGAATAGACGGGAGGGCCGCGTCCAACCGGTCTTTCTGCTTTCGCCCGATGGCACGTCTGATGTTGTCGGCCTCGCTCCCGGACAGTCCGCATATCTGCTGGAGGAACTTGATGGTATCTTCCTGATAAATCAGGTAGCCCAGATTGTCCGCCAGAAGGTCGTCGATGATTTTGGACGGGTTGTGGTGCTGCTTTCGTGCCAGCAGTTGGTCACGGTATGACGCCCCGGAGGGCCGGATACAGGCTGTGACCAGGGACATATCAAAGATGTTGGAGGGCTGGAACTTCTTGAAGCAGTCTGCGGCGAACGAGCTCTCAAACTGGAAGATGGCCGTCAGGTTGTTGCACATATCCCTCCAGACGTTCTCATCGTTCCAGTTGACCGTGTTGGTCTGCGGATACGGGATACCGATATAATTGCAGGTGTCTCGTATGACCTTGACAGTTTTCAGGGCAAGGAAGTCGTACTTCGCCGCGCCGACCTCATGGGCTTCATCCATGTCCATGAGCAGGCAGGTCTCTCCGTCCTTGGAGAACGTTCCATAGTTGTCATCCAGTGTGATTGGGCTGATGACCATGCCTGCCGGGTGGACAGATTGAGAAACCCTCGTGCCTGCAAGACCGTCATAGTAGTAGAAAACCTCCGGGTACTTCTTCCTGGCGGCGTCCGGGTTCTCCACAAACGCCTTTTTGATTTCACTGGTTCTTGCGACGGAGTATTTCTCCTTGTCAACCGTGCTTGCCAGCGCCCGGCAAACCTCGTCAATCACGCTCTTATCGGCCAATGTGCCGTATGCGGCCACTCGTGCAGTCTTATCCGCCCCAAACCGGCTGGTGATGTACTCAAAAATCCTCGGACGGTCATCGTAGACCACATCTACGTCGATATCACCGATTTCTTGCCGGTCTTCGTTACAGAACCGAGAAAACACGGTATGCCATGTCTCAGGGTTCAGGTCGATAATGTCAGTCACGTAGGCCGCCCTGGAGCCGCCAACGGAACCACGGGCCGTGCCAATGGCCATCCCATTTTCCTTGCACCAGCGAATCAGGTCAGACATGGAGAGCATGAACCCGCTCATCTTCAGCTTCTTGAAAACTCGAAGCTCCTCCTCGATGGCGGAACGGAAAGCCGCCTCCTGCTCACGAGGAATCACGCCGGAGTTGAGCTTGTCATCGAGAGACTCCCAGGCTCTGGCCTCGAAAATCCTCTCGTCCTCCTCCTGGGAACCGTACAGAATGGGATACTTGATGGAACTGTCCAGCTTGAAGTTCTCACACAGCGCCGCAATCTCATTGGTGTTCTGGACGGCGGTGTAATACTCGTCCTCGGTCAGCGCTCCCTGCTGGGCAAACATATCCAGAAGCTCGTCCACCGTCTTGTAGGAGAGGTCGAAGGCGTCCTCGTCACCGTAGGATTTGCGCTTTGACTTCAAAAGAATACCCCGGCACTCCGCCTTATATTTGGTGGAACTATGGGTGTCTGTTCCCGCCACCAGAGGGATGTTGTACTGCTTGGAAAGCCGCGCCAGCCGTTTGTTGAACTCAATTTGCTCAGGGTGGTTGTGAGGCTGGACTTCCAGATAGTCGTAATGCTGTAGCAGTTTCTCATACCAGGGGTTATCCTCGCTGAGCTTATTGAGAGGACTGGCCAGGCAGGCGCTTGTTTTGATGATATTATCTGAAATACCAAGGAACTCCTCGAAGGAGATACGGTTGGTATAGTAGGAATGGTCGGCGTCGGATGACTTCGTGACCAGCTTGTTGAGTTCTCGGATTCCCGCCTCGTTTTTGGCGAGCAAAACCGTATGGTAGTTATCCCTCACCTTGGGTTCAAGCTGCTCTGTGAGGTAAATCTCAACTCCGTGGATGAACTTGAGCCCTGCCTTGTCACAGTATAGCTTCTTGGAAATCCAACCCCTCGGGAGCCCATGCTCGGTGGAGGCGATTGCTGTGCCGCCCGCCGCTTTCACAAGGTCAACATACTCGTGGAAGTCAGTGCAGGAGTCCAGCAGACTTAAATCTGAGTGCAGATGGTACAAAAAGTACGATGTTGGTCTATTTACCGCCATGACAATCTCCCTTCATAGAGTCTTTTCCATACGTCCGGGCCCTTATCCACCGGGGCGTCTTTCTCATCGAGGAGCCCGGTGCCATCCCAGATGTATTCCACGTTCACAAACTGCTTCAAGCGGTTGATGTTGTGGTCTTGCCGTATGGAAACTTCTTTATCTAACGCAAAAACCACCCTGCACCCCAGCTTTATCAGCAATTTCATCTGATTTGGGTTCAAGTGAGAGGTCAGGATGGCTCCAGCGTTGTGGATTCCCCATGTATCAGCCAGCAAAACTGACTTGCAACCCTCAAAAAGGATGATTTCGCCCTGCTTTTTTATGTATTCGAGGTTTTCAGCGAATCCGTAGATGGTTTTTAGCTCGCCCCAAGACATGAAATAGGTGTATTTTCTGAGTTTTTTCTCCTTCCAAGCCTTATCCAGCGTTCTGCCGCCCACATTTACGATTTTCCCATCTGGGTTTCGTATGGGGTAAACCAGCCGGTTGGAAAAACTATCGTAACGCACCTGAAATCGCTCCAAAGACGCTTTGGAGATGCCTTCCCGCTCCCAAACGGCAAGTTTGTCCGCTCTGCGCTCATATCGTTCCATATAGTCATCAGGCAAAGTGGTCGATTTGGCCTGTTTGGGTGCCTTTTTGGGTGGGGCGAAGTGTTTTGCGACCTCTGCGGCGGCAAGGCGCTTGTGGCACACTATCGTGCCATCATTTCCGACGTACTTTTTCAGTGTTTCGATGGCTTCTTGGTAACCACACTTGTTGTAGTACCGAACGAACGTTAAAACGTTGCCCCCAATACCAGACGAGAAGTCGTAAAAGGTATTTGTCTCTCTGCGAACAGAGAAAGACGGCGTGTTTTCCTCTTTGAACGGCGATAAAGCCCAATATTCCCCGTTTTTCTCTGTGAACTCTATGTACTGCGAGATATAATCCAGAATATCAATCGACTCTATCAGTTCAGACAGTTCCACGCCGTCTCCTCCTCTCACATTTCCTTACGGCTTATACCAGCCGACATATCTTCCTTCACGGAAGATGAACCTGCGGCCGAAAGCGCACACATACAGTGTGCTGGGGTCTTCGCAACTGCGTTTGAGCATAGATTTCTGCCCTCCTTTCGTCCTTGTGATATATTTAATTGTGTTGAGTCGCCAAATTAAAAAGGCGTCTGCGGGATATGCTGTTTCGCCTGTTCGTAGCTGATGTGGTTGCCGTCAAACAACAGGTCTATGTACTCATCCTGTGTCATCTGCATTCCGTTGCGGTTGACAGTGACCCGGAGTTTCTTGTTGCCGCATTCGGCGCCGTCGGTTTCGATTTCCTCCGGCGTCTTATCGGTTATCATCGCAATCGTAGAGGCGTTCCGGGCGATTTTGGCGCTATCGGCAAGTTTTCCTGTAACCGTAGCCTGCGCCGCCCCAATACCTGCGATGTTCATGTCGCCGCAAATCTGGTTCTTCACCATGTCCACGAACCGACCTAACTCCTGATAACTGTCGAAGGCATCGCCCTCGCCTTTACCTTTGAAGTAGTCCACAATCAGGACATCAAGCCCCTGTGTGTGTCTCACTTTCTTGACGGCTGTATAGATGCTCTGCTGGTCAAACGTTGGGATATAGATGTGGGTGAACTTCCGGGTCTTGACCCACTCTTTAGCCTGCATGATACGCTCACGCTCTTCTGGACTGTAATTGCCCGAAGTCAACCGTTTATACTCGATGCCAGTCAGATGCGCCAAAAGCCGTGCGGTAAACAGTCTGGTGTTCAGCTCGCTGTCCAGGTACAGAACTGCGAAATTCTTTCTCAGCAGGTCTACGGCGCAGTTCAGGAGCATCATGCTTTTGCCCTGTTTCTGTTCAGCACCAAAGATGAACAGCTCTCCCCGTTCGATGGTGGCATACTCATTGAGAGCTGGGAACTTGAACGGGATTCCAGCGTATCCGCCATCTTGCCTGCTCTCGATTTCCTCCCAATACTTATCTACGACCTCCCGATATGGAGGAACTTCGTTTGTGGCCGAGAACTCCATCATCACATCGTCCAACATCCGGTAGATGCGCTGCTCAATGTTGCCCTCTGATGGCTGGATACACAGCCGCTGGCATTCTCTAAGCTGCTGGTAAGTATCACGCCGAAAAGCGGCGTCCAGAACGCTCTTAACCAGAAGTGTGTATTCTTCAACCGAATTACGAGCAATGGAATCGCTGTTCTCCATAAAGGTATAGAGCTGCTCCACGCTTAACTCGTCAGCAAGATGCCGCGTAGCCTCAGAAGAACTGAGGGACTGGATGATGTTGTAAGGGTCAACGGTCGTGATGCCCTCTCTTGCCAGGGAACAAATCGCCTGGTATATGTATCGGTTCTCCTTGTTGGTAAAGTGGTTGGGAAGGAGGTCTTCCGAGTAAAACGAATACTCGGGGTGGTGGAAAAGCGTGGCAATGATACCGGCCTCGCTGTCCACCCTTGCGATATCTTCACTTGCTCTCATAACTCACCTCTTTTTCTGCGACAACTTGTAATACTCACAGTGGCCGTTCATCTCGCAGAGGTAAGTACACCTGAAATACTCGACATCCGGCCTGAAATCAGTCTCCTTCGTAATCTCGGCCACACTATCGGACAGCCACCTCTTGGAATCGGCGTATGCCTGCTCCTGGAAGGGCTCTTCGATAAGCGACTGCTCCCTAAAGCAATTAAAGCAGAGGTACTTCGGCTTTCTGCCAAGCTCCTGCTCGATTGCTGCGGAATAGATGTAGAGCTGTCTCAAGTAATCATCGAGTTCTTCATCGGTCTTGGTCGGTTTGAGCCGAGTGCTTCTTGGCTTGAGCGTCTTTGACTTGTTGTCTACGATGTAGAGCTCGCCATCTTTCTCTCCAAGGAAGTCGATGTAGCCAACAAACGGAATACCGTCCATTGAGAAGTCAACCCGCTTCTCGACTGCAATCATGTTGTATGGGAACGGTGTGAAGTTCTTGAGGTAATTGAGACCACTCTTGAAGTAGTTCGCAAAAACCTTTTGGTTTGGAGCGTGTCCTTTGACACGGCTTCTGAACTCCTGCAGGTACATATCGCAAAGCTGGCTTTGTGTCTTCTCGCCCCGGTAGTACAGCTCAATCAACTTGTGGACGAAAGAACCATAGTCTGAGAAGAACATATCTTTGCCGTGAAGTTTGCGAATATACTTCAGATACCATCTGTAAGGGCAGTCGTAGAAAGCCTTGATACGGGAGTAGCTCCACACCATGTCCTCAATGAGAGGTGCGTAACTGATGTCTCCCATGGGCTACCTCTATCAGAACGGAAGCCGGTTGTCGTCCAACTCCCCTTCGTCAACGGCGGGCTGGGGGTCGGTGCTGGCGCTGGAGCTACCAGCAGAGTTGTTGCCGTCATCAAGGTCGAAAGAGAACATCTTGAAGTTGGTGTATGTAACCTTCTTATCACGGTCATACTTGGTGGACACATCTACGTCGCCCAGCTTGATTCGGTCGCCCTCCTTCAGACCAGCGGCCTTGTGAGCGGCAGCGGTGCCAATCGCCAGAACAAAGCCGGAGAAATCCTGTTCATATTCCCCCTGCTTGTTTTTGCGGCTGACGGACATACGAATCTTGGTGCTGGTGTCGCTCATGGGCTTAACTTCCCACACCTTCGCCCATGCGCCTGTACGGAATCCCATCTTACATCACTCCTTAATCCCAAAAGTTTCTTTGAAGTCGGCCAGCAGTTTCGCCGCCAGCGTAGACTCCGTAATGGCGAGATAGTTGCCGTTCTTGGCATACTTGGACACAAACTTTTTGACCTCTTCGGACTTGTCCTTGTGTGCTTCAAGATAAGACCGGATGACACCATCAAAGGTCTCGATGATGCTTGCAGCAACCATCTTATCCTCCTCTGCCTCTGCCTGCTTCTGTTTGCTGCGGTGGGCGTCAGGGTCGTCATCGGTGGTTGCGATGTTGAAATACTTGAGCAGGAAGTAACGGTCGGCATAGGTTAAACCAGAACCGAACGCCTGAGAGGCATCCGCCTGCTGCCCAACCATTGCCCAGGGCACTTCAATACGCTCCTCGGGATTGTCGTCGTTGACCCAGACCCAGGTCATGTCAGCGCTGACCAGAACATCGTTGGCGTTTTCCTCGTAGATATCGCCACCCTTGGTGGATTTGGTCTTTTTATATGTATAGGGTTCGACCTTGGTAGTTCCTCCGACAATACCGGGGATGAGAGAGATATGGTACTTGTCCATGAACACGGAGACCTTGGCGAGGATTTCATCCTCAGACACATAGGTGTATCCGTACCCCCTCTTATTCTTCTTGATGACCTCAACCTGTTTCCTGATTTTGGCCAGCTTCTGATAGATGTTGAGTTGCGCCTGTTCGGCCATGTTACACCTCCATGAGATATGTTGCGGCCATGTCGGCAAAGTGGAGAAAAACTGCGAGCTTACTGCGCTCGAAAATCTTTCCGACAAAACCGTTCCCGCCTTTTACAGCGGTATCCCATCCGCCCATATGGGCCCGGATTGCCAGGATTTCCTCCGGTTCCAGGTGGATGAAGTTCTGGATGATGATGATTGACTTGTCCGCGTGCTCCCCGCAGGGGAACTTCTCGTCAATCTCATACACCTCTTTCTTGTACCACTGTCCCGACTCCTCGTCCTTGGCGTTACGGAATCCCTTCTTGTAGAAGTTGACCTTGCAAACGTCATGAAGCAAGGCGGAGATGGCAATGGTCTCGGGTGAATAGGTGTCTTGCAGGCCAGCTTGCTGGACAATCTCCTTCAGACAGTGGTAGACATTCAAAGAATGCTCCAACAAGCCACCTTCGTGGCTGCCATGGAACCGAGTTGAGGCCGGAGCCACGAAGAAATCCGATTCTGACAGCCATTTGAGCAAATCGTCGGCGCCATCCCGCTGAATATTCTCGTTATAGATAGCGAGAAACTGCGCCTTCAATTCCTCTAATGTTTCCAAGAATAACCCTCCTTTCGTTCAGATTATACTGAGCGCCTCTGCGCATTGTATTATATTTAATTGTGTTGATATATAAGAAAGAGAAACCCGCCAGCGGGTTCTCTTAGCTTTCAAACTTAGATGGAGAACGCCAGCTTCCAACGCTGGTAGTCCTCCATATAGTCCCGGCCGCGCTGCCTTTGCCGGTGTTCGATTTTGGTACGGCCTTTGATAACGTAGGTTTTGTCGGCCATGAGCGCAGCGGCTACGCCGGTGAAATCCACCGGCATACCAGCACGCTCACGTTCGTACATTCTGTAAAAGAGTCCAGACATCCAGACCCGATAGAAACTCAGTTGCAGTTCTGTCTTACCCTGTTTGATGGCATCCGCTGAAAGGTGCGACATATTGGAGCGAAGATTACTCGTCTGCGTTATCGCACGGTATCCTCGAATCAACGTATCGCCCGGAATTCTGTCCCGCCGGATAGGCTTAGCATAATTCGGGTGCCTGTACAAAAAACTCGTCAGTTCAACAGCATTATGGAATGCGGGCAGCGCTTCACGATAGATGGGAGCACTGGTATCGCCATACTGGATGCACATCTCCGTGAAGTTGACATCGGATACCTTAACAGACAGGACATCGTCGTCCTGAATTCCACCGTAAGCCATCCAGTAGTAGCAGCGGTATAGGTTGTCCAGCATCTCGTCTTCCTCTTTACTGAAAACCGCATCCAGATACTGCTGGAGGTGAAATGGGCTGGACACCATCTGGTGCTTCACCTTATCCAGCCCAGCGGCAGTAATACGGAGCATCCCGTCGCAAGCGCCGGGAACCCGCATCGCCATACACCATCTGACGTACTCCTTGAGGATGTTCAACGACATCCATTGGCTTCTGAACCGAAGGGCCACGACCTTGTCGATAACGGGCTGCAGCTCCTTTGCAGTCTTGGTACACAGGTCTGCTTGCCAAGCCTCCTCGAAAGGCTCCATCGCCGTAAACACGGTGGTTGCTACGTTCGCCGTATTGATGCTCTGCGTATAGTCCCTGATGAACCTGGTTTTCAACTCGTTGTTGTACATGACACGCCTCCTACAGTTTATGTAGTTATGCCGGTACGGCGCTGTTTAGCGCAACCGCCTTCTTCCAAACGGAAATCAGGAACTCCATATCCAGGTAGGAGATAGCAGAGGTGGCCAGCAGGCTCGCCGCCGCTATCTGTTTCATATAACTCTCGGGCAGGGTGGTGATGTATGCCCCAATACGAGCTTTGGACATACGCTCCGGGTTCTCACACTGGACAACGCTGTCCAGCTTCAGCCCACTGTCACTCGCCTTCACAAAAACATGGGTGGACTGGAAGAGTTTCTTCTGAGCGCTGGTGATTGACAGAGCGATGATGTTGGGGCTATGGATGTTCCCTACGTTATTCTGGAACACCAGTCCCGGCCGCCAGCCGTTCTGCTCGCTGCCGGAGCCCTCGAACTTCATATAGTAGACTTCGCCGATGCGATAGCTGCTCTTCTTACTCTGGGTCTTCATTTATGCTGTACTCCTTCACTTCTGTTGTGTTGATGGTTGGAGTATAGCACACCCAGGGGTTCCCTGTCAACTCAATAAAATAAAATACATGAAAAAATTTTTAGGACAGAATGAGGGTATAGGTCGCGGTAGGCTTTGACGCTCTGGAGTTGCCGCAATAGAGGGTCAAAATCGTGCCTAACACTGTCGATTCCGTATCTATTTCGGCAAATCTCACTCCGTTGAAGCAGACGCTGTTCATGCCAGACTTCAAGCAAACCTGGTTCGGGTTCTCGTAAATCAACACAACTTGAAAGTGAAGCCTTAGTTTGCATAGGCCGCCAGCAGTATCACAGGTCTGATTCTCGGTGTAGTAAGTGATTTGGTTTGGTGAGTTCCTTTCACAAAAATCCTTTAACTCTCTGACAGATACCTGTTTTTTCATCCCGCAGTAAAAACCTCCATTGATTTATGCGTCAGAGCGTGATATACTACAGGCGGTTAGAGGTGAGTAGCGTCGCCTCTTACCCGCCCGCGATATAACTCTTGTGGGTGGTGGCGCACCGTCGGTTTCTTGTTTTTCATGGGGCGGTGCGCCCTTCTTTTTCTGTTGACAGAAACTAAAGTTTATGTTATCTTGTGAAGAGAAACTTTTATTTGCTTATGCCGCTTATGCTACCACAAATCATATCCCCTGTCAACAGGGAAAAACGATGGATTTTTTTGGAGGGTCAGTTTATGGACTTTGGGCAGAGGTTGAAGAACCTGCGTCTTGAGCGTGGGTACACACAGAAAGAACTCGGTTCTGCCATAGGCGTGTCCGTTGTCGCCATCCGGTCTTGGGAAAAGAACGCAAAGAAACCGGCGATGGATGCGCTTCTTTCGCTTGGTCGCGCACTAAACGTGTCGATAGACACACTAACAGATTTCCATGTTGGGAACGTGCCAAGGGCAGATAAAGTTCTCTCACTCGCCGAGAAAACTCTGCTGAAAAACTATCAGCTACTCGACTTATACGGCAAAAAAGCAGTGGACACCATATGCGCCCTTGAACTGGAACGGATATCGTATGCCAAGCAGAAGCCTGGACTGAAGAAAATTATCAACATTGAAGAAGTGAAAGCCACGCGGTATATGCCGCACTACACCTCGCCATCGGCGGCGGGGTTCTCCGTGCCTCTTGACGGAGCAGACTTCAGCATGATACCAGTGGACGATTCTGTTCCCGATGTGGCGGACTATGCCGTTGACATTCAGGGCAACAGCATGGAACCTTACATCCATGATGGAGATATGGTCTATGTGCAAAAAGACGCCGAGCTATCCATTGGGGATGTCGGCATCTTCTGTGTTGACGGTGCTATGTACTGTAAGCAATATTACCTGGATGACAAACGGAACCTTATCCTGGTCTCGGCTAACCCGGATTTGAGAGAATCCAATGTCCGCATTGCGGCAGACAGTGGGCGTTCTGTATCGGTCTGTGGAAAAGTTCTTCTTGACCGCAGGATTGAACTGCCTGACTATCTATCTGAAGAGTAAAATTAAAGCATTGCATATCCATCACTTTACACCAGAAACATAATTCAAATTGTCATCGAAGTATGTTTGCGGTAACCAGGCAAACGTACCAGCTTTATAACGAAACTTTTCCACGTCCTCAATGTCATAGGCGGTCTGTTCGTATTCGCTATGTCCACCGGTTTTGAAAATAAGACGCGCCTGCACACCGCGCCCTTTGAGTTCGCCCATAATGTAGGCCCATTTATCGAAAGTCTCATCCCATACTTGCCTGGAATGCTGCCCTTCACCTGGGGCTACCGACACAACACCCATTCCTTCATATGTGTAGCCGTATGGAACCTTTCCACGGTGAGCCATCATAATATCTAAGGCATCTTTACGGTGACTTGCGGCAATATTCTCTCGTTCTTTCTTAGTATATTTCCCCTTTCCGTAGAACTTTTCTACCATATGTTGATACAGTAATATTATTGTAAACGATTTGCACGATGGCATATGAAGATACGCATCGTGTACTTCGTCCCATACCGCATCATAATTCTGAGGGTCAGCAATAAAATATGAGAGGTCTTCTTCTAAGGCTCTGTCAGACACGAGCTCCTTCCACTCCATCGCCCGCTTTGTGTGCCACTCAATCCTGCGATTTGATGAAAGTGTTGCCGCTTTATGGGCTGCCCTATCCGAACCGCCCACAATCAAAAGAAATCCACCGAGGATAATGAACAGTATCAGCTCCATTCTGTTTCACCTCACTGACTAATTGCGTTCTCGATATACTCTTTCGCCTCACCCAACTTCTCCAGAGCGTCGTTCAAACTGTCTACCGCAGTTTCCGCTTGCTCATACCGCTCCGTGCCCTGCAAATTTTCCGGGTAATTATCAAGGCAGTCTTCCTCTTTATCGCAGACGGTCTCAACGATTGATTGAACATCGGTTAGTTTTCTCATCGCTCCGCGCAGCTTGTCTCTTCTCTCGTTATTCATACGCAACCCCTCCAAGCCAAAGTCCCGATATACCGATTTCAATTCTCAGGCTATCAGGCTTGGCTTTTGAGAATCGAACCGAATCAACTAACTCCATAAGCGCGAAGAACTTGTGTGTCCTTCCATGCTGCAAAATAATTTCATCGCATACAATGTTAAAGATGAGTTCCTTTGTAGTTGGGTCAACGTCTACGGTTACTGCATCACATCCGAACTCATCATCAATACCTTGGACAACTTCATCCACAAGCCCACAGATTTCATCAAGACGCCCATATTTTTCCTCATTGAGGAAGTACGAGCCCCCGAATTTTTCCGAAGCCTCGTCAATCACATCAAAGGCAAAATCTTTACATCCCACATACTCCATTCGCCGCACCTCCAATAATTGCTTTTATTGTATCACACTGAATTCCGCTTTTCAACAGCGTTCCGTTAAGCTGCACACAACTCTGACCTCTCCGTTGGCCTCATCGCCAAGAATATGTCTCAGGGAGTTCGCCACCATCTCTACGTTGATGGGGCCAATGAAGCAGAGGGAGAACTCACTCATCTTCATCGACGCTGGCGCAGGTTCGGCAGCCTTGTCCTTCTCTCTCATATCGCTAACCGCGATGTACTCCTGAGCACTATGTAAGAACCGTTCCCATGCGTCCCTTTGCTCGGCATTCATGGAGTGGCCAACGCGGAACTTGATATCCAAGTCCGCTGATTGGATATGACGGCGGACGGTAGCTACGCTCATGCCGAACATCTCTGCCAAATTAGTGGCGTTGGCATTGTAGGTCTCTGCCAGATGCCGTAAATACTCCTCCTGGACGCCCTTGGAGAGCTCTTTGAAGTTTTCCCACGTTGTGGGCTTGTCAAAATTCAAGGACACGACTTTTCCATTCCTTTCTTTCCATTGTTTCTGTGTCATATAATCAGTTGACATGGGGCAGCGTCTACTTTTACTTCCGCATTTGCGGTGAGAAGCCTGATGAGCGAGGCGCTTCTTCTGGTAGTTTTCGTAATCGAAGTCGTTCATCGTGCCACCCCTATTCTTTTGTCAACGTCATATTTTTCTTCCAGCTCCTTGGGAGAACGAGCCCTCCCGAGTTTCTTAAACGCGCCGCCAACCAGCTCGTAAAGGAAATAGTAATCTCGGGAGGACACCTTACTTGTTATGATGAACATGAGCTCATGGTCTTTATTGTAGATGCCGAGCCAAACTCGTTCACCTTTTGGATATTTGGGCTCACTCATAGCATCGCCCTCGCTCGTTCGGCCAGGACATCGTGGTCATTGGGAAGATTGCCGGAAATCACTTCGTCTAAAAGAGCGTTGAGAATTTCCCCGACCCGGACGCCTTCCGGCACGCCCATACCCAGGATATCTTTCCCGCCCAGCGCCATATCTTTCATAGAAAAGCACTGGTCTTTTGCAACCACGTCCTCGATGAGCGTGGCCAATGAGTTGCAGCGCACAATTCTGGACTCCTGTGTGTTGGCGGCGTGCGCCAGGATGTCGGCCATCCTCACACAGAGAAGCTGGCAGAACCGTTCTTTCCCAATCTTGTTGAGCCACCGGCGTACTGTCTTAGGCGTCGGCTCGATAACCGCGTCATGGTATAGCACCAGCTCCAAAACCTCGTTTCTGGTTTTGTTATCGAACCGCAGCCGCTTCGTCACTACATCGGCGATGTCATGACTGGGAACGCCGTGCCCATGGAAGTGCCCGCCGCGCTCATCCTCTGTATAACACTGAGGTTTCCCGATATCGTGAAGCAACAGCGCTACCTTGACAGAGATGTCGTTCCCTTTGTAGTTGGCGACGGCGTGGGCAATGTGGTCGTATACGTTGTACTGATGGTACGGATTGTTTTGCTCAAACCCCACACAGGGAGCCAGCTCGGGGATGATGGTTGTCATCACATCGCTGTAGTTTAACAGAACGTCGAGAACACCTTGCCCACATAGCAGCTTGCACAGCTCCGCATTGATGCGTTCTGAGGAGATATTGCACAGAGCGGGGGCGAGCTGGTGAATCGCAGCCTCCGTCCCGCTGTCAATACGAAAACCGTAGGTAGAAGCGAACCGCAAAGCCCGCATGATGCGCAGCGCATCCTCTCCAAACCTGTCAGCAGGATTCCCAACACAGGAAATCACCTTGTCTCGCAAGGCTTTCTCGCCGCCAAACGGGTCAATCAACCCAGGTACTTCGGCATACGCCATAGCGTTTATGGTGAAATCGCGCCTGGACAAATCCTCTTGAAGACTCGATGTAAAACTCACACTGTCAGGGCGGCGCCCATCAGAATACGCCCCGTCAATACGAAACGTCGTAACCTCGTACCGCTCTCCCCACAGACAGACAGTGACTGTGCCATGCTTGATTCCGGTTTCGATGGTTTTGATGTTGCGCTTGGCGAAGACCTCCAGAACCTCCTGCGGCGTTGCGTTGGTGCAAATGTCCCAGTCGTGGGGCTCCAGGCCAAGCAGGCTGTCCCTGACACACCCGCCAACCACATACGACTCGAACCCATCTAAAGCCAGGATGGTCATAACATCGCCTGGGCCGCGTGGGATACGAATTTTACCCATCCAAAGACCTCCTGTTCACATCCATCACGAACTCCTCAACCTTTTTCATGTCGGGGTGCTCGGGAAGGCTCGTGTTCTCCTTGGCATAGGCCAGCTTCTTTTCAAATTCGCTGACCATATCGAAAAATCTCACGGTCGAGGTCTTCTCTCTGGCTCTCCGCAGTATAGAGCTGGACGCTGCCCTTATCGAAACTGGTGTACCTGTCTTTGAAAGACCTGACGGCGCCTTCCATAGAATTGCGGATATGCTCTTCGCGCCTTGCCTGGGACAGTTTGTCCCTCGCAACGGCGTTCTCCAGCCGCCGGAGCTGCTGAGTGGCGTACCCTCCAAAAGACTGGACGGCTCGCTTGGATATAAACAGCTTCCGGTTGTCAATCATCTCTTTGCCGATGTCTGTCAGGTAGAAGTAGTGCTCCGGTTTGCACCCCAACATCTCAATCGTATTGGGGTTGCAGTTCAACAGGAGGGAAACCAGCTTGTTGAAGGAGTAGACCGTGGTGTCGGTCTGCGTGTTCACGACCTGCTCGAAACTGGTAAGACCGAGCAAATCGGAGGGGCTGTTTAGGGCGCAGCCCCGAACGTCAACGTCCGATGTCTCAACATTCGTCCCATAGGAATAGCTGCCGCCCAGCGTCAGGAAGATGATTCTCCCATCGAGGTGCGGATTGGTTCTGAGGAACTCATACTCAGACCCATTCACCATTTCTCTGATTTGCTCGATTGTCATACCTTTATTCCTCCGTTCTATGCACCCGAAGCACGCTGATGAAACCTGCGATGGTCTGCGCTGCTTCGATAACCTCTTCCATTGTGTTCATCCTGGAGAAGGAAACCCGGACAGAACTCCTGGCCTCTTCCATTGTAAGCCCCATCGCTGTAAGCACATGGCTTGGCCTGGACTCATAGCTCTGGCAGGCGGAACCGGCGGAGATACAAATCCCCCTGTTGTCCAGCATCAGAATGAGGGACTCGTTGTCCACACCGTCAATGCGGAGGTTCACCGTCTTGCCGGGAGCCATGATGGAGCCGCCGTTGATATGGACGATATCATCCATTCCCCGCTCTTTCAAGGCGTCGTTCAGCTCTGTTACGAACCTTTGCTTCAGGCTGGACACATAGGTCTTGTCCTCCTGGAGCTGTGCGGCGGACAGCTCGCAGGCTTTCCCAAACCCGACGGCACCCGCCACATTCTCTGTACCGCCACGAAGCCCGAATTCCTGCTCCGACCCGCCATGAATCAGCGGGGTAACGGTCGCCATGTCCTTTACATACAGGGCTCCTACGCCCTTGGGGCCGTGAATCTTGTGGGAGGACACCGACAGGAAGTCACATCCAATCTCCACAACATTGATGGGGTGGCACCCGGCGGCCTGAACACAGTCTGTATGGAACAGCACCCCATGCTTCATGCACAGGCTTCCAATATCACAAACTGGATTCACGGAGCCAGTCTCGTTGTTGACGTACATCACCGACACAAGCCCTGTATCAGGCCGCAGGAGCCCCTCCAGGGTCGTCAGAGACACGCTTCCGTCTCCCTGAACCGGAATATACCCTACATCAAACCCCTCTTTGGTGAGGCTCTCAGCGGCCCGCAGGACGCTATCGTGCTCCACAGCGGACACCAGGACGTGCGTCCGTCCAATCCGCTTCAGGTATTCTTTCGCTCCGTGAAACACCAGGTTGTTGGACTCACTCCCGCCGGACGTGAAGATGATGCTGCTGTTGTCAGCGCCCACGAAGCGGGATACCTGCGCCCGTGCGCTTTGCAGCGCCTCGTTCGCCGCACGTCCAAACTTGTACAGCGTACCGGCGTTTCCATATTGGGTCGTCAGGTACGGCATCATTGACTCCAAGACCCGGCGGTCAATCTGTGTGGTCGCCGCATTGTCAAGGTAAATCATTGGATACCCTCCTTTTCATTTTGTTAATCAGTAGCATAAAGATACCTCATCAAGCACACGAAAAACCGCTGTGCCGCAGGGGTTTCTACCAGGTCATTTTTTTCAACACAGCACCCTTCCCCATCCGCTGGACAAGAGCTCAATCTCCTCCAGAGTTCTCGGGGTGTAGTCCATCCAGGGCATCATAGCGCCGACATTGAACATATTGCATGGGCGGGAGTACAATTCCTGCATGAGAAATTTATCGTGCTCCA